TAATGATAGTTTCTTAAAGAAGTATTTGACTGCACTAATAAAAAAACAGTGGGGTCAAAATCTAATTAAGTTTAAAGGAGTTAGACTTCCAGGTGGTATAGAATTTAATGGCAGAGAAATATACGAAGATGGGCAAAGAGATTTGGATGAAATAATCCAAAAGATGTCTACCGATTACGAATTACCACCTTTCGATATGATAGGATAAAATATTATGGCAACTAATCCGCTATTTCTTCACGGAACTTCTGACGAACAAAATCTAATTCAAGATTTAGTTAATGAGCAGATAAGAATGTTTGGGAGTGATGTTTTTTATCTCCCCAGAAAAATAATTAATAAAGATACAATTTTAGGTGAGGTAGAATCTTCTAGTTTTGATAATAGATTTATCATTGAAATGTTTATCGCCAGTGATGAAGGATATGGTGGTGCTGGTGATGTAATGACAAAATTTGGTTTAAACATAAAAGATGATATAACCTTCGTTGTTTCTAGAGAAAGATTTGAATTATTCATATCACCAATGTTACTAAGTGTTTATGGATCAAATGCCTCTTTGAGACCAAGGGAAGGCGATTTGATATATCTTCCCTTGGTAAGAAGATTATTTGAAATTAAATTTGTCGAACATGAAAAACCTTTTTATCAATTGAAAAAGAATTATGTATATGAGTTGCAATGTGAACTCTATGAATATCAAGATGAAGAAATTGATACCAGTGATCAGAATATTGATGACATAGTTAAGGATGTGCCATATGTTGAAATGATATTGATGAACACAGATGCTGTTGGAGCAACTGGACAAGCAGAGGCAGTCTTTATTGAAAATAATCCTGGATTTGTTAGACAAATTGTTTTAAACAATGATGGAAATGGATATAATACAACTCCAATCGTTAGTATTGAACCATCTCCAGTTGGTTTAGCAACTGCTAACGCTACTGCTGTCGCTGTAACAAGAAAAGTTGGAGATGCAAAATCAATAGAAGAAATTTTAATAACAAATACCGGTTATGGATATACAACGGTTCCAACTGTCACAATATCTGGAGGTGGAGGATTTGGTGCAGCAGCAACAGCTGTCGTACAACAATCTGATAATTGGATTAAGCAAATTGCAATCACAAACATTGGGTCTGGATATAGAACTCAACCAGCAGCACCGTTTATAACAGATCCAGATGTATCTGGAAATACTAAACCATCTTTAGTTGCAATTACAACTGCAACTGGTGGAGGATCTATATTTGAAATTAGAATGCGTGATGCTGGTAGTGGTGGATATACAAACCAACCAGTAATGACAATTAATGAACCATTTAGTTTGGTTGGTCTTGGAACTGCTGAATATAAACTTTCAGAAGTTGTAACGGGAGAAGTTTCTGGAGCAAATGCATTCGTTGCTTCCTGGGATATAAATAATATGCAACTAAGAGTATATTCTTCTACAGGAGATTTTTTACAAGGAGAAAATATTGTAGGTTCTGAAACTGGTGCCAAGTACAATATAAATCTTATTGCAAAACATGCTGCATCAGAACCATATTCTAAAAATGATGAGATTGAACAGGCAGCAGACCTACTCATCGATTTTTCTGAAGATAATCCATTCGGTACGTATTAATGTTAGGATCCTATTTTTATCATCAAATATTAAGAAAAACTATAATTGCATTTGGAACTATTTTTAATGATATTGAAGTATGTCATACCGACAGCTCAGGAAATGTTACTAGTAAAAACAGAGTTGCATTATCTTATGGTCCTGCACAAAAATTCTTAGCGAGAATAGAACAACAAAAAAATCTAGCAAAACCAGTTCAGATTACATTACCAAGAATGTCATTTGAACAGACTGGAATTTCTTATGATGCAACAAGAAAGTCTTCAGTAACTCAAACATTCAAAGCATCAGATGGAAAAAAGGTTTTCATGCCTGTTCCTTACAATGTCGATTTTGAGTTAAATATTTTTACTAAACTGAATGATGATGCTCTTCAAATAGTAGAACAAATATTGCCATATTTTCAACCATCTTTTTCAATAACTTTAGATCTAGTTGAATCTATTGGAGAAAAGAGAGACATACCAATTATTTTAAACAATATTTCTTTCCAGGATGATTATGAAGGAGATTTTTCAACTAGAAGAGCACTAATATATACTTTAAACTTTACTGCAAAGACATATCTATTTGGTCCTATTGCAAGTTCTGTTGATGGTCTTATTCGTAAGGTTAATGTTGATATGTATGGAAATACTAGTATTAAGACAGCAACAAGAGAGGTAAGATACACAGTACAACCAGAACCTAAGAAAGATTACAATAACGATGGTGAGATTACTGTTGAAGATAGACCATTTATTCAACCTGGAGATGATTTTGGATTTAGTGAAGAAACTACTTTCTTCCAGGATGGAAGAAACTTTAGTCCAACACAACAATCTGATATTTGAACATGAAAGATAATTATGATTCTATTGACCAAGCACTCGATATCGAGAGTAGTATTGTCGAGTCAACTCCTATTAAACCCACTCCGCCAAAGCAAGAGAAGGATGATGTAAAAAAAGATTATGAGTATACCCGTGCTAATTTATATTCACTTATAGAAAAAGGTCAGGAAGCAATCAACGGCATCATGGAACTTGCAGGTGAAAGTGCAAGTCCTAGAGCATATGAAGTTGCTGGACAGTTAATAAAAAGTGTTGCTGATACAACAGATAAACTTGCTGATCTTCAAAAGAAGGTCAAAGATTTGGATGAAGATAGTAAGAAGAGTCCGACCAATGTTACAAATAATGCTATGTTTGTTGGATCAACAGCAGACCTCCAAAAGATGTTAAAGCAGGGTTTTCTAAATAATAACGATAAGAAATAAATTATAATATGAACGAAGGAAACCTACACAAGTGGTTTAGTAAATCTAAATCTAAAGATGGTAAATCTGGATGGGTTAACGTCGTAACTGGCGGCACCTGTGCCAGCGATAAACCTGGTGAAGGAACTCCTAAGTGTGTATCATCTGCTAAAAGGGCAAGCATGTCCAAAGCAGAAAGATTATCTGCACAAAGAAGAAAGAAAAAAGCAGATCCTGGGCAACAACAAAAATCAGGTGCTGCTAAACCAACATATGTATCAACCGACAAACCTAAGAAAAAAATGAAAGAAGAAACTATTATTGAAGCAGACAAGAAAGGTAAGGGTAGCGGTACAAAAGATGCTTGTTACAAGAAAGTAAAAGCAAGTGCTAAAGTATGGCCAAGTGCATATGCATCTGGTAGATTAGTTCAATGTCGTAAGAAAGGTGCGGCAAACTATGGAAAATCTAAAACAGAATCTTATGATTATTCTAATTGGAGAGATGAGTTCAAAGCATTGGAGATTGAAACTGTAAACTTAATTGAACCAGATCCCTTAGTTATAAATGGAGTTGCAAGAGTATCTGAGGAGGTCTTGTCACGGTCAAATAAAAGAAAAACATTTAGTCAATTTGTGGAGGGGTGCGAACTAAAATACTGCCCAAAGTGCAAAAAGATTGAAACCAGATCTGATTGTGCTTATGGTGGGTCTTATTGGGATAATAATGCTAAAGAAGTAAGTACTGGTGAAGATGGTTCTATGGAGGTTGCCGAAGACTGGCAAAAAAAGTCTGGCAAAAACCCTGAAGGAGGATTAAATGAAAAAGGCAGAAAGTCGTATGAGCGCCAAAACCCAGGAAGCGATCTTAAGAGACCTTCAAAGAAAGTTGGCAACCCTCGTAGAAAGAGTTTTTGTGCGAGGATGAAAGGAATGAAGAAAAAGTTGACATCTAAAAAGACTGCATCTGATCCAGATTCTAGAATTAATAAATCATTAAGAGCTTGGAATTGTTGATTTGATTTATGAGTGAAGTATATCTTGGTAATCCTAATCTAAAAAAAGCAAATACTGCGATCGAATTTACGCAGGAACAAATTATTGAGTTTCTAAAATGTAAAGAAGATCCAGTATATTTTGCTAATAATTATATAAAAATTGTTTCTCTTGATGAAGGATTAACTCAGTTCCATCCTTATCACTTTCAAGAAAAGTTAATCAATAATTTTCATAATAAAAGATTTAATATATGTAAGATGCCACGACAGACTGGTAAATCCACTACAGTCGTATCTTACCTTTTGCATTATGCTGTCTTCAATGATAGTGTAAACATTGGCATCCTGGCAAACAAAGCAGCAACCGCAAGAGAACTTCTTGGAAGATTACAAACTGCATATGAGAACTTACCAAAATGGATGC